GCGCGTATCGTCATTCACCAGCGCCTGGCGCGTCAGCGCCACCAGGCGGCCGCGTTCCTGCACCGCATAGGTCTGGCCTTCTTCCGCGATCGAGCCGTAGGTATAGGGTGCGCCTTCAGAAATGGCGGCCACTTCCGGGAATTGGCCAGCAAAGGCAGAAGTGATGGTTTTGAAATCCGCCACATCAACTTCGCGCGTCCAGGAAGCCCAGGTGTTCGGGTACTGGCCAAACAGGCCCTGCACAGACTTATTCGCGGAATTGACAAGAATCAGCGGGAAGTCGCTGGTGGAATGCTGCGCGTTGATCCGACCGGACAAAACCATTTCCGCCAGATCGGCACCGGACATGCGGTGCACGTCCTTCACACCATTGGCCACTGCGATTTCACGCATCAGGCCATGGAAGCCCATATTGGCGAATTCGCGGCTTTCCGCCGGCGGCGCCTGGTTGGAAAGCTGCGCGGAAAGCGCACCAGTCCAGCGGGCGCGCAGCGTATCGCGTTCATCACGGATCACGCTGACCACCGAAGAATTCGGCATGATCGGGGCGGGGCTGCGCGCCGCCACCGCTTCAAGCGCAGCTTCAAGCGCGGCTTCGCGCGTGGCGCCGCGTTCAATCTGCGTCAGCGCAAATTCGGCCGGTAGGCCGTTGCGTTCGGCAATGCCGCGAACCTCAGCAATGGAAGCCGCCGCCGGCACAACCGGGGCAGGGGTTTGGGCCGGGCTATTCCCGCCGGCCTGGGCGATGGATTCGGACATGCCGATCTCCTTGGCTACTGCCGGCGAAATTGCCGGCGGGTTGGAAACTACCGGCGCCGCTACCGGCACCGCATCGCGCGCCGCGCGCACCAGCCCACAAAAGGCTGCGGGCGCGGCGGCGTAACGATTGGGGTCAAGCGCCGCGAAGGCGCGAATTTCTGCGGGCTCCGCGGTTTCACTGGCAAAACCTTCCGCCACGGCCATATCCGCATCAAACCAGGTTTCGGCGCGCATCAGCGCGGCCACGGCTTCTTCATCCTTGCCGGATTTTCCGGCATAGGTACGGCGATAGGCGCTGCTGATCTGGTCCAGCACATCGGCCTGTTGGCGCATGGTTTCCGCATCGCCCAGCGCGCCGCCCCATGCTTCATGGATCATCAGGAAGGCATTGCCCGGCATAATGATCCGGTCGCCCGCCATGGCGATCAGGCTGGCCGCTGATGCGGCAATCCCTTCCACAATCACGGTCTTCGGCCCGGCGTGGCGCGCCAGCATGTTATGAATGGCGATGCCCGCCAACGCATCCCCACCATAGGAATTGATGGAAATGGTCAGCGGTTGATTGGCGGAAAGCTTTTTCAATTCCGCCGCGACACCGGCGGGCGTGATTTCCCAACCGACATCACCCAACAGCGAAAGCACCGCGGCCTGTTCGGCTGCAGCGCGCATTTGCACTGGCATAGAAGCCCCCTTTAAGCGTTTGTCGCCGCAAGCCCCGTGGCGGCGATTTCAATGGCGGAATTGACCGCCGCATCCTGCGCGCCGCCGGAAGCATTGGCGCGGCGCGGGTCAGCATCCAGGATCAGACCCAGATCATCATGCAGCGCGTTGTCTTCGGCGATCTGCTGCGCGATGGTGGTGGGGTCATAGCCCTGTTCCGTCACCGCCTGGCGCCAGGTCTTCAGGCCCATGCGGATCATGGCCTTGGTCGCCAGCGCGTCCTTCATTGGGTCCACAAATTCGAACACAGGCGGGCCCCAGGCTACCGGGTAGGCGTGCGGCGCGGGCGACAGCACACTGGCACCAAGCGCGGATGCCACCCAGGCCCGCCAGATCGGTTCACACATGCCAGGGACCAGCAAATGCCACTGGTCCTGTTCCAATTGGCGCTTGAAGGCCAGGCGCCCAGCGCGGAGCGATGAATAATTTGCGCCGGAAAGATCACCCGTCAGCAAATCATAGGTCAGGCCATAAGCGGCGGCGATAGCGTGAAGCTGGTGCTTCGCCAATTCATTGAAGCCGCCGGTGCCGGATGGCGTGGCAAAGGAAACATCTTCACCAGGCAGCAGCCGTTCGATCATGCCGGGCGAGAAGGTTTTAAGCGCATCGCCGGTTTCAACATCAGTGCCTTCCAGCGGGCCGCGACCAGGCGCGGCGTCACTGGTGATGAAAGCCGCCAGGCAGGCTTGCACCTTGGCTTGCTGCAACGCCGCGTCTTCCAATTCATCCAGCGCCATCAGGCGCGTGATGATCGGCGCTGCCACCGGCACACCGCGCACCTGGCCGGGGCGCGTGGCCTTGAACAGGTGGATAATGTCGGAAGCCGGCACACGACGGCGCAGCATGGTTCCACGGCCAAAGGTGGCGGCTTCACCGGGGTGACGATCAAACAGCCAATACGCCACGGGCGCGCCCATGGCGTTGTATTCCACACCATTGGCAATCAGATTATCTTCGGGCCGGCGACGTTCTTCGTTGTAGGTTTCATCAAGCAAATCCGGTTCCAGCACCTGCAAGGCCAGCGGCACATTCAAGCCGCGCCGGCGCTGTTCGGCAGGCGTCAGGCGGATCAACTGGATCAGCACTTCACCGGCTTCAGCGCGCGTACGGGCGGCCAGTGCTTGCAACCCGTAAAAATCCATCTGGCCCGTGATGTCACATCGCGCGGCCCATGCTTCAAACGCCGCATCAACCTGCGCATTTACAGCCGCCACCTGATCACGACTTTCAACGTAAACCTGGAAACGGCTCAACCATTTTGCTTTAGCTTGCTCATCGTCCCGCAACGCCTTCATCAGAGGCGTGGGCGCTGAAACCCTGCTTTCAATCGCCGAACGCGGCGTGATGCCAGTGCCGATCTGGTATCCGATCAAGGTATCCAGCGCGGAAACCGCCCAGGCATTGTTGCGCACCAGGTCGCGCGACCGGTCGCGCAGTGTCTTCAAGCCTTCCTGCACTTCGGCGCGCGGGCCATTGGCGCTGGAAAGCCGCCCCATGCGGCGCGACCGGCGCGCGCCATCATAAGCCGCCTGGATGCCCTGCAGCGCCAGGCGCGCGCGCGCACGGCGCAGCGCGGCTTCCGGCGCAAGGCTGGCAAGCAGGCGGTCAAACCACATGGCGGGTCAGTCCTTTCTGAACGCTGAAAGCGTGGTGCGGTTCATCGGCACGGAAAGTTCGCGGCGTAGCGCGGCAATGGCTTGGCTCATTTCCGTGATGCTGCGATACTTCACTGATCGGCCATCGGAAAAGCGCACTTCCATCACCGCGCCGTTCTGCGCCATGGCGGCGGTCAGCGCGTCAATATCGGCTTGCGTTGCCATGGTGAACCTTTCAAATCCAGTCGGATCGGCGTTCAAACCAGCCACCACTTCGGGGGGGCGCGGCGGGCTTTACTTGTGGTGGCGGCGGTGCTGCCACAGCGGCCAAGGTCTTCAAATCGGGCTGCCAAAGGGCAGCCATATCAGCTTGCGCATCTTCAGGCCTGCCCACACGTTCCGCGATCAGCTTTTCCCAATGTGCATCAGTCAGGTTCGCGGTTTCATGCCGCGCCAAGGCGCGGGCATAAACGGCGATATCCCATTGCTCGTTGCGGGGACGCACCTTGCGCCATTCCCGCCTGGTGAAGCCCGCGCGGTTGCCGATTTCCACACAGGCTTCGGCGGTAATCTGCTCGAAAAACCCAAGGTCCAGGGCTTGCGGAAAATGCGCCGCGCCCTTTGGCCAGGCGCCGGTAGCGTCAGGCCCCATTTCCGTGAGCCTGAGCGCCGCTGCCACTTCCGTCTTCAAATCCCAGGTACCAACCGGCCAAAGCAGGACCGATCCAATTTTCTTGCCGTTGTAATCCACATCTTGCGGCTTCGGCATGCCAAGCGGCGGTTCACCCCACTTGGCGCGGCCATCCAGCGCCATGATGCGCGGATCACGCCTGGCGGCGTGGCGGCGGGCATAGGCATAAACCCGCTGCGGCAGATAGCCCGAGTCAATCCCGCAGCAGATCGGCGCCCATTCACGCCCCCAGGCGTCGCGGTAGGTTTTGCCGACCACTTCATCCAAAGCCAACCACACCGGATCAAGCGCCGGGTCACCTTCCAGAATGCCGCCGTCGATCCACCAGGAAGACAGATGGCGATCCCAGCCATACACGCCCCATTCCAGGCGATCACCTTGCACGTCCACCGCTGCTGTCAAAAACAACACGCCGGGCGGAATACGCCGCGGCGGATAGGCTTCGCGCCGGCGCCACAGCAATTCATGGCTCGGCAAATCGTAGCGCGGTTCATAAGGCAAGCCGAGCACCTGCTGAGTGAACACCTTGTCCAGCAGCGGATCATCCTGGCTGCGTTCGCGCTGTTCTGCGACCCAGGCCCAAGACACAAAAGGCGAATACAGCGCATTCAGCGCGAAGCTTGCGTGATGCACCAATAACTCGGGCCGCTCATGCACCCATTTGCCAGCGGCCAGCATGGCAGCCTTTTGGCGATGCTCGATCCCGACGCCGCACGCTGAACAATGATAGAGCGCCGCGCTTGGCTCCCCCTTCGGCCAGCGCAGATTCTCAAAAATCAGCGGTTGCTCGGTGCCGCAATCGGGGCAAGCCACATGGAACCGGCCTTGGCTGCCATCTTCATACCGTGCCGATATGCGGCACTGACCTTTGATGCCGGGCGTGGATGCCGCGGCGATTTTCTCCCGCCCCGTCCATGCCATGGCGCGGGCTTCGGCCATGGAAACCGGATCGCCGCGCCCATCCACATCCATCGGAAATTCTGAGACTTCATCCAGCAGGATCACCCGCTTGGTGACCATCTGCAGGCCCTTGGAGGAATTCGCCCCCGTCAGGTCAATGTTCCCGCCGGCAAAAATCTTTCGCTTGGTGGTGCTGCCGGTTTCATCCCGGCTCACCAACGCCCGCACCTTGGCCGATACCGCCGGGGAATTCGCCAGCATCGGTTCCAGCTTGTCGCGGTTGAACTTCTGCGCTTCATCCAGCGAAGGCAGCACCCAAAGCACTGTGGTCGGCGTTTCCGCGATGATCTGGCCCGCCAGGTTCAGCAGCGCCATTGTTTTACCAACCTGGGCGGACGCCATCAGCGTCACGCGCCGCGCCGGATGCGAAAGGCTTAGGGCATCCATGACATCGCGCAGGTAGGGCACTCGGTCAGTACGCCAGCCGCCCGGGAAAGGCCCTTCTTCCGGGCCCAGGACGCGCTCTGCGTCGGCCCAGGCCGAAACCAGACGTTCGGGCGGCGAAGCCAGGCCGCGCGCCCAAGCCCGGCGAAGCACCGGGCCAGCATCAGGCAGCGCTTGGAACATCTGCCGCGCTCAATTCGCCCGCCAGCCCATCCAGGGCCCGGCGCAAGGCTTGTGTGATCGTGGCCTGGATGGCGATCTCGTCACCCAGCCTGGCGCAATCTGCCGCCACTTCCTGCGGGATCTGCAGCAGCCGATCGCGCAGCTTGCGCGCCATGTCTTCTTGCTCGGCCTCTACTCGCGCCGCTTCGAGTAGCTTGCCCTGCTGACGCCCAAGCTCCAATTCCGCAAGCTGAGCATCAGCAGCCATCTTGCGAAGCCGCTCTGCCGCGAGGCCAGATTCGGCATCGCCTTGGCTCAGGCCGGCATTGCCCGTGGTCTGCAGCAGCGGATCAAGCCCGGACTTCCGCAGCGCCAGGTAGGAATCGAGGTCCACCTTGCCATCCGCGCCGACCAACCCGTGCTGGCGCACCTGGCGCGAAACGGTTGATTTGTGCACCCCGGCATGGGCCGCGATTTCGGTTATGCTGAGCCGTGGCATTTACCCCAGGCTCCCAATACCGATTTGCCGTTTCATGTTGCGCAACAAAGAGAAATTTGTTGCACCCTTCTGCAATTTCCCCACTACCAATGCCAGGCGCGCAAAGCCGCCCGCATACAAAATCAGGCCGGAAGGACCCGCGAGGGGCACGGCGCAAGCGCCGTGCCAACGCGATACGCAAGCGGCGTGCCAAAGTGATAGAAGGATTTTCTGAAAGCTTGAAGGCGCCGGGCGCACTTCTGAGCGATAGGTATTCATAGCATCGAAACGTGGTGGGATGTCAAGCGGGTATTTTCACCGCCTGCCCAGCCAGCCCTTTCCACATACCAGCCCAGGCTTTGCCGTAGCCGAGCCAAGGCGTTGCGCTGGTCAATCCGCAGCGCATCGGCCACTTGCCGCACGCCGCGCCCCTTCACCACCACCAGGCGCGTCAGGTCTTCGATGGTTTCATCTGACCGCCGAGGCAGCCGCCGCGCCGGCAAGCGCCGCGCCCAGCCGCGCCAGGGGCCGAAGCGCTCACGTTCCGCTTCCTCGATCACCATCAGTTCCCCGGTGCCGTCCGAGCCGCTGGCCAAGCGCTCAGCGAACTGGCTGCGCACCATCGGCACGCGCCCGCCATCCAGGTATTCCACCACCAGCCTGATTTCCTGACCCGCGCGAAACTCGATCGGCGTGATCTTGCCCGCATCCCGCAGCCCAGCCAGCTTATCCGCCCGCACCACCCGCTGATGCACCACCCGCCGCGCCTGCCCTTCCGCAGCCCGCACAGCCGCTTCAGGGTCATAACCCACCGGAAGCCTGAACGCGGGGTCTGGACGGCACTGAGCCGCCAGCGCCCGGGCTTCTTCGGCCATCGCACGGGCATGGGCCATTTCCACCACGCGCCGCGCCATGCCATCGCCAGTGACCCAGGCGCCGCCAGATTGAATGCTTCCCACCCTATCCGTCAGCTTCACACCCTGTTCACACCCACCTTCACACCTTTTTTCTTTTATTTCATTGAAGGTGTGAAGGTGTGAAGGGTGTGAAGGCGAATATACACGCGCGACCATGATACACTTCTCCTATAGGGTTACCGCTTCATGCCTCACGCGCACGTGAGGAAAATTGCTTCACACCCTTCACACCTTCACACCCTGAGTATTTTCAACGAAAGAAGGTGTGAAGCAGGGTGTGAAGGGTGTGATCCTTCCCCCTTTCAGAAGGGGGGCGCGGGGGGATGCTCCGGCTCTTCAGGGTCCAATACGGCCACGGGCACACAGAATGCGCGCCCCGAATATGCCTTGCCCATGCGTAGATTCCCGATACTCCGCTTGGCATGCGGCATCTGTTCCATCGCCCGCCACCAAGCTTCGCCCGCAAATTCTGTCCCGGCATAAAGCCGCCGTAATTCCTGGTGCTGGCGCGCAAACCACACCACACGCAAAGGCAGCCCGCCCAGCGCCTTGGCATCATCATCCGTCCAGACATCTCGCAGCAGCTTCACAGCATCATCGGGCGACAATTGCTGAGGCTTCAGCCCAATGCGCCTGAGCTCCCCTTCCGGGTCTCCGACGGCATCATGGTCGAAGCATTCGCGCACCAGGTCGCCAACCGGAACGCGCACCTGCCCAGCGGCGCGCGTGATGCTGGTGGAAGCCAACATCACCCATGCCCGCCGCCCGGCGCTGTCTTCCCGCTGCGCCGCCGCACCGCCGATAAAGGCCGATGCTTCGCGCACCAAGGCCGATGCCTCAGCATCCGTGGCAACCGCATCACTGGCCAGCAACCACCAACCCGCCAACAGCGCGCCCACCTGGTCCGCTTCGCGCGCCGTGGCGCCAGCCGCCACCAAAGCCGCGCGCATGGCGCGCAGATTGCCATCCCATCGCGGAAAAGCCTTAATCACGCGCCCCAACATTGCCGGGCCCAAGCGATGGCCCTTCGCAATGGCGGCATCAATCGCGTCCTTATTGTCGCGCCCCGCTGGCATTAGCGTGATTTCGGTGAAGCGCCCCATGTGTTCGGGCTTCAACACCGGCGGATGAATGGCCGCATAGCAAACCGACCCCAGCACACTGAAGGACCGGCCACGTCCGTCCGGGCTACCCCGCAACCCGCGCGACCCTTCACCACCTGACGCCGGCAGCATCATATCAAACAACGCCGCGGCGCCCGAGCGATCCCCCTGGGCCGCTTCATCGACGACAATCGGCCCAGGCCGATCCGTCACCCGCGATTCAAGACCAGATTTAGTGGTGTCATTGCTGTACGCATGCACCGGCAATAGGCCGCGCAGCACATTCATCAGGCTTGTCTTGCCCGTGCCGGTACCACCCAACACCACCAAATTCGGCCGCCAGCGCACTGCCGCACCAAGCGACGCAACCGCGCACCAGCCCATCGCCAACATGGCCGCCGCCGGGCCATCGCGGAACACCCATAAATCCGCAATATCGCGGCGCAGATCATCAATATCCGCTGGGGGGCATGGGGGCGCAGGCTGGCGGCGCACGGAAGGTTCGCGCACATAAACGTGCCGTTCCGTGGCACCTTCCACTTCCACATTCACCACAATGCCAGCGGCTTCCGCCCGGCCATCTGCAAAGACTAGGCGCCCGCCCAAATGCAACAGCGGCGCGCCCTTGTCATCCGCCCAGATACCCGTGCGGCGCGGCGGATTGCCCACCGGATCGTAAGGCCCAAGCAGGAAGCAAGCGCGCATAATGGCCTTACCGACCTTATCCCAATCCTTCACCACCAGCACACCAAAATCATTGCTGACGCCAAAGCGCTGCGCCAGCCACACATCATCCGCGCCGAACAAATCCAGCAGCGTGCTTTTCTGCATCATGTCCCGCGCCGGCACCGCGCGGAAATTCCCCCCGGCATCCACCAGGTAATAAAACCCCGGCGCCACGCCGATCGGCACAATGGGCGAGCCTTCAAAATCCATCGCATCCGCAGGCGGCGGCATCCGCACCGGCGTGCCATCGCCCGCCGCTTTCTTGCTGGCCTTCTTCGCGCCCGATTCCTTCTGCCGCTGGGCATCCGCCATTGCAGCATTGAAGGGGTCAACAACCTCAGCGGCTGAGCTCTGCGACACGCGGCACCCTCCTGTAGCCATTGGCGCGCAGCAGCGCGGCGCAGGCCTGATAAATGTCCAAGTCCTTCATGAAGGCCATCAGGCTGGCAAAGCGTTCACCGCGCGCGCCGCCCGTTTCCGTGATCCAGTTACCGGACGCAGTGCAGACATAAATGGCCGAGGCATCAGGCCGCGCCATCAGCATCACGCGCCATTCCAGCTTGTCCAACTGCAATTTGAGGGAAGACAAGCGGCTGAGCGGCGCCGTGAATTCCATGAGCGGCGTGGCAATGCGCGCATGTTCCGAAATCTTGCGCGTGAAGCCCATGGCAACAAAAGCGCGCGCCAGATGCGCATCCGAAAACCGCGTGACTTCTTCAGCCAATACCCAGGCCAGCGCATCACCCGCCTTGGTGCCCCGCTTGGGCAGCGGCGCGTAAATGCCGGTGTCCAGGCCACGCGCAGGGCGTTGATCCGGCAAGGCCGAAGCGGCGCTCAAGCTTCCACACTTTCCAGCAAGGCCCGCATATCCGCATGGCAGCGCGCGACTTCTTCATGCCTTTGCTTCTGCCGCCAGATTTTCGCTTGATTCAGCAGCTTGAAAAAATCCATTTCAATGCTGGGCAAAGGCAAATCCAGCAATTGAACCATCTCCGCATGCGCCAAGGCCAAATCATCGTAAGCCCGCATCTTCAGCCACACTTCCGCCAACGTCAGAAGCGTCAGCAACTTCGCAGCCAAAACCGCGCTCATGAAAACACCGCCCACTGAGCCAGACGATTGATCACCACAGCGGCGGCGCAAATCGCCACCACCACCCCAACGGAAAACCCCACACCCTCCATCATGCCGCTTCCTTCATCTTGGCAAAGCACCGCGCATGATGGGCTTCGCAATACGCGCTATCCTGCCGGCCTTCCTTATTGCGTCGTGGGGCCGCATCACAGAAGCGCATATCTTCCAGCGCCACGCGCACCCCATGCGGCCATAACGGAAACTGACAGCCCCGCGCCTGAAACACCTGCGGCCTGGGCTGCGCCGCCACCTTTTCCCGCTTCGCCTCTGCCCCATCCAAAAAGCCCCGCGCTGGCGACGGGTTTGTTAAGCGCGCCGCCAGCGCAGGGAAGTTGGACAGGGAGGAAACGACATCCCGCGCGGAGAAAGCCGCCGCGCCCGGCCTTGGGGCACCCGTGGCGCCCAAGCTTGTTGTGGCGGCGGATGCAGGAGGAAAGACCACACCCGCCGCCGCGCGCCGCACCACAATACCCCCATGGCGCGGCGCGCTATTCTGCCGCTGCCCTACCTTGATAGGCGAAGGGCGCGCAGGCAGGCGCAGCCGATGCGCCCTGCCCACCACGGCGTTTTTCGTGATGCCCATCTCCTGGGCAATTTCCGTTCCGGTATCCCCACGCAGCCAAAGCTGGCGCAGCAGATCATCCTTTTCCTGAGGCCATTTTTCGCCACTCATGCGCGCCGCGCCTTACGCGCCCGGCGATCAGCCCAATCCGAAGCATCCAGCACCGCGAAACCAACGCTGCGCAGCACGCTTTCCACCATCCGCCAAAACCGCGCCTTCATGCCGCCGCCCTTTCCTTGGCAATGGCAGCAACGGACATGGCCAGCCCCGCCACCTGCAGCGCTTCCAGCGCCAACCCTTGGAAATCTTCCGCCGAAAGCTTCCCATCCGCATGGGCCTGCGCGAATGCCGCGCTGAGTTCCCCATATTCGCGGGAAAGCTTCACCACCTGGCTGATGAAATCCCCACCCAGCGCCGCCTGCTGAACCAGCGCAAAGCCCTGCAGCGCCGCCAGGTGGCGCGTCAGCACCGGGTCACCCGCCGCGCGTTCCAGCGCCAGCATGCAATCAATTGGCATGAAGCGGTCTGGCGTATGCGGATCATAACACGCGGCCAGGCTGGTTTTGGAAAGCCGCGCCGCAGCGCTGCCCGCTTCCACCCCGCCACAGGCCTGCACTAAGGCGCGCGTGACTGTTTTAAGGCCGATACCATCAGCCGAGGCCAAATTCATGCTTTCCCCCCATGAATGGCGCGGGAAGGCTTCCCGCTGATTTGCGTTGTGCCGGCGAATATGATCCGCTTCCCGAAAAGGAACGGGAAGGGAATCAACATCATGGATAAATCAATGGATCGCACCGTGGCCTGGCTGGCCTTGGCGCTGACGGTCATTCTGACAATCCTGTCAGCAACCACGGTGCACCAAGCAATCAACGCGCCGATCGACCCCACCAAGCGGATGGAGCATTTCGCGGCCTGCACCACCTGGGCCGCAGGCCAAGCCGTGGCCGGGCGCGTCTGGGCTGATTGCCCGCAACCCCTGGCCGATTGGCACATGGGCCAGCTTTTGGCGGCGGGCTTCGGCGGGATCATGGCGCTGCTTTCGCTTGGCTTCACCATCCGCCAATTCCAGCGGGCGCGGCCTGATGCCCTGCCGCGCGACGGGGACGAAACCATCATCGCCCGCGAAACATCACGCCTGAAAACGCTGAAGGCGCAGGAAGCGATTGCCGAAGAACGCCGCAAACGCGGCGAGGGGTGAGCCATGACATCCGAATCATACCGCTCTACCGCCATCGGCAGCCTTGGGCTTGCGCTTTTGCTGCTGATCGGCGCGGCCATCGCATTCCACGCGTCACTGAACCCAACGCCGGACCCAACCAGGAAAGTGCTGCACGAAGCGGCCTGCCTGCAATTGGCCAGCGTTGCCCGCATTGCCGGGCGCCCATGGCCTGAATGCCAAGTGGTCACCGCCAGTTGGGATGCCGGGCTGGTAACCCTGTTTGGCGCGCTGCTTGTCTCAGGCTTACTCACGCTGGGCTTCGCGGTTCGGCAATTCCAACACGCGGCAGAATGCGCCGCTGAGGGCGACGCCAAACCCGCAACCGATGCGCCACCAACCCCGGAAGAGGCAGAACGCCTGCGCGCCCTTGCGGAGGACGACGCGCGGCTCAACGCGCGGGGCAAAGCCAGATGATAGCCCCTGACACCATGGCAATGCCAAAATGACATCATGCGGCGATCTCCCGCGCGACCGCCGCAACCAGCACCTCTGGCTCCACGCCGGTCATTTCCGAGATCACTGCCAGGGCCTCCGAAGGAATCGGGGTGCCTTGCCGCTTATCCACCACCCAAGCGAACCAGCGGCTTACGTTACTTTCAGACACGCCAAGCCGCTGCGCCAAATCGCGCTGGCGGTATCCATTGGCTTTGAGTTTGTCACGAAGGTCCATGCCCCTATGTTGCACCACGTGCAACTTGCATGTCAAACAAAATTTGATTGTCGTTTTATGGCGCCCTGGCGCTCGGTTCTGGCATCATGAGCCATGACTGAAAAAGATGAACTTCGCACGCTTTCGCCCGAAGTTAGGGCGGCCAGGCTGGCGGCGCAGCGCGCATTGCTGCAATTTATTCCTGCGTGGCTTAGGTATCGCGGCCTAAGAAAGAAACATATTGCGAACATCCTTGAAGTGTCGCAGAGTGTCGTTTCGCGATACTTTTCAGGGGAGGCAATGATGCCGGCCGGGGCGCTCGAACAAATAGCAATTTTGTTGCAGGCCGACCGCGGCGCAATCCTACACCCCCCTCCCTCTGGCGTTTTGGGGCCAATGATGGACGCAACCATTCAAGAGATGGAACGCCTCGGCCCGGAGCAATGGCAGAAAGTGCTGGAAGTAGCCCAGGCCATGCGGGAACCCACCAAGGCATAATTGCACAAGGCGCAACTTTTCGCTTGACTTAAAATTTGCACGTGGTGCAATGTAGCCCCATCCAACATCGGAGGGGCCGAAAATGCTCACGCTTTTACCCCCGCCCACATGGGCGGAAATCCAAGCCAAGATTGAAGACTTGCCGCCACCCATCGCGGCTTTCGCGCTGCGCTTCCTGAACACCGCGCACCCCATGCCGGACGCCGCGCTGATTCTGGCCGACGCCGCCGATGAAGCGGCGCGGGAACTGGATGCCATCAGCCACGCCACCACGAATGACTGGCGCGCCCTGGCCAACCTGGCCCGCGAAGCCGCGCCCCTGTTTGAACGGAGGGCGGCGGCATGACCTGGGCCGACGTTCCGCAGACCATTTCGCATCACCGCACACGCGGCGAAGCCCGCATGCGCCTTGGCAACGGCAAAGGCGGCGATGTGCTTTGGGTGACCCTGCCGAATAACAAACTGCGCGCCGCAGGCCTTGCTGAGGGCGATACGCTGGCGCTGTCCATCGGCACCGGGCGCAATAGCGGCTTCTTGCGCCTAAGCAAGCGTGAAGGTGGACGCATTCTGAAACGGTTGGGCCGTTCCAAAACCTGCCTGACCGTGATGTTTGTTCCGCCGGACGCGTGGTGCGGCTTCACCTGCGAATGCACCATTGTGGAAGCCGGCGCCGAACTTGGCGCCATCACCATAGCCATCCCCTGGGATTTCTCCGAAGCGGAAACCGGCACCGGCCCGGCGGGCCATGAGGTGCATTCATGAACCCGGAATCAATCACCCGCGTCATGGAAATGACCACCGATATCATCAGCAACACCCTCACCAAAGGCGGCGGCGTGGTGGTGTGTGCGGTCACTCAGGATGCCACCGGCTTCATCACCCACTACGCCGGACGCAACACCCCGCGCAGCATGGCCCACATGGCGCTGACGCTACTGCGCCAGGCGCAGGATGATCTGATCAGCCGCGACCAATCAACGCCGCTGGATGAAGATGATGAAGCCTCCCTGACCGATCTGGCCAACATCATCAACGACCTGGAATTCTACGCAGACCCGGAGGCAACATCATGATCACCGGCGGTTTCTACCCAGGCGATTTGCCCACCCGAGACCCCATCCCGCTATGGGGCATCGCCGCCATGGCGGCCAGCGCCACCATCAGCATGGGCCTGATCTTCGCCGCATGGTGGCTGGCATGATCGCGCCCGATATTCGCGGCGCGATTGCCGTAGCCTATGATGCGCTGGCAGCAGCGGAACGCGAACCAAACCGCATGACGCAGCTTCTCCACCTGCGCCGCGCCAGCCTGGCACTGCAAGCGATGGAAGCGGCGGCTGAGCGTGTTTCCGCCATGGAACATTCCCCCATCCCGCCGCACTGGCGCCAGCAGCCGGTAGCCCTGGCCGATCTGCCGCCGAATGTAGTGCCCATCCGCCCCGTGCGGTGCATCCTTATCCATCATGGGGGCGCGGCATGATCAGTCTTGAAGAACGCGTGGCCCGCCTGGAAGCCCAGGTGGCGGCGTTAGTGGCGCCGCGCACCATCGCCCGCGTATTCACGCCGGAACGCGACGCATTGCTGACGCAGGATTGGCAGGCGGGCAAGCGCGCCACGGAAATCCTGCCGCGGCTGAACGCGCTGCCCGGCGCGGCGCCAGTGGCAAGCGTGCAAGCCGTGACATCGCGCGCCATGAAGCTGCACTTAAAAAGGCCGGCAGGCTGGAAAGCGGCCACCTTATCCGATTCCGCCACCACAGTCTGGCATCAGGAACGGCAGGCGCTACTCCGCGCCGAATATGGCCGCATGAAGCCGCAACTGTTGCTGGAAGCGATCAACGCCCTACCAGGGCAGCGGATTGAAAGCGTGGATTCACTCCGTCGCGCAGCTGCGCGCTTCCGCATCAAAAGCGCGCGCCTTCTGGTGCCAAGCAAGGCAGCGCCACCACCCGCACCCAAACCGCCGCGCGCCTGGCCCGTAACACCAGCGCCGGAACCAGAACCGGAGCCCTTGACGCCCGAAGAACAGGAAGCCGCGGTGGCGGATGCCTGGACGCGCAAACACGCCCGAGCGATGGAATTGTTCGGCCAAGGCAAATCGGCCGAGGCTGTATCCGCCAGCATCAAGGTGCCGCTGCGCGAAGCCTTTCGCCTGCTTGGCGAATATCGCAACCAGGCAGCGCAAAGGAAGGCCGCGTGATGATGCACCAGGCACTTCAACAGGCGCCGCTATTCGGCCAGCGCTACATCGAAGAAATCCGTCAAAACCTGAATCGCAGCCATCGCGCATGGAGCTTCCAGGGCAAGAAAAGCCGCCACTTCGCGCATATTGATCTGGCGCAGGATGCGCATGGCGGCTGGTGGGCGGCGTGGCATTGGTCCATCCACACCATCCCCGATAGCTACAGCGGCACCATCGGCGGCGGAGGCCCAAAGGATTACGCGGGCCGAAGCAAGCACCGCGCGCTTATTGATGCGCTGAACGCCATCATCAGCCGCCTGCCCGAAAGCAACTGCGGCGCAGGCAAGGAATTCGATGCCATCCGCTTAGCTACCCGCGGCGCTTTGGGCGATGCGTTGCGCGCGCGTTTTGCCGAGATCGAGCGAAAGGAGGCCGCGTGATGGCTGACATTTACCTGGATGCAATAGACGTTCACCGCGCCTTGGCCGCCGCCTGCAAGCGCGCCGGCGGCCAGAAGGCATTCGCCGATACGCACCACCTATCCAGCACTTACGTGAATGACGTGCTGCATGGGCGGAGGGACGCGGGCGACGGAATCCTTGACGCCCTCGGCCTTGTGCGGGTGGTGCGGTATAAACGGATGAACCCCAAAGCAAAGCAGGGGGCGGCGTGATGAAGAGCATCGTTGAACGCCCGATCCTGTTCAGCGCCGAAATGGTCCGCGCCATTTTGGATGGCCGCAAGACGCAAACGCGGCGGGTGATGAAGCCGCAGCCTTATGTTGATGCGAATGGAAACGCGCGCTGGAAAAACATAAACTTTGGCCAGGACTTGAAGCGAGCACCCTTATTTAAGGCGCTGGCATCGCCCATCCCATGCAGCAGCACAAAGCGCGTTCTCTGCCCCTACGGCAAACCCGGCGATCTGCTTTGGGTGCGGGAGACATGCGCGATTGTTGGCAGCGTGGACCCAGGCTGGGTTCTTTACCGCGCGAGCGGCTACGAGGCCGAGTGTGAGCGGTATGGTTTCGATAGACCCTACCCTGACGAGAAACTGGTGCGCTGGCACCCTTCGATCCACATGCCGCGCTGGGCATCGAGGATTACGCTCCGCATTACGGATATTCGCGTGGAACGGTTGCACGAGATTACGGAAGACGATGCGCGGGCGGAGGGCTGCCCATATTCAGCCGAGTGGGCGGGGAGATTTGCAGACCGCGACGAGACGGCAAAAACTTGGTTTAAAAGCCTCTGGAACAAGATCAAAGGCCCCGGCGCATGGGACGAAAACCCCTGGGTGTGGGTGGTGTCGTTTGAAAGGGTGGAGCCATGAGCAATCGCAACACCCCCACGGCGCTGTCACTGACCGGGCCCCCAAGGTATGAACCCGCGCCCTGGGTTGATCCCTTCGGCGGCTGCCCTGCCTTGTGGGGGCTGGTGAACGAAAGCGTAAGCAGCAGACCGCGCGCCATAAAGATAGGCGACGGCATCCTGACGCAGCGATCCCGCGAGGAAGTGGCGCGCATCACGCAAAGGCTGGGCGGGAAGGCGAGGCCATGACTGACCGCCTCCGCACCATGGCAGACCTGGCCGCGCTTCTCCAATGCGCCCCAAAAACAGCGCGCCGGCGGCTGAATGACGCCATGGTGAAGGACCTCGGCTTGCATGTCACGCGCCGGGGCCGCACCATTCTATTTACTGACCAGCAATTTCACCGGGTAATTCAAGCTCTCCAATGGCGATGCACCTCCGAAAACGCGGCGCGATCTGGTATGCGTCCGGCACCGTCAGGGTCGGGCGGGAAAGCCATGCGGTCCGGGAATTCAGCACAGGAGCAAGTGCGCGAATTGACGCAGAGGCTGTTGCAGCAGCCGAAGAATCGCGCATCAGGCAAGCCGCGCTTGCAGGCCCTGCCGGGCGGGCGCGCGGCCTTACCATAGCCGCGGCGATCCAAGCCTATCTGACCCGCCCCGGGGGCGTCGCGCGGCAGGATGTTCAAAAGCTGGCCCGCGTGAATGACGCCATAGGCGCCTTCACCCTGGCCGATACCGCCGCCGCCTGGGCAGCATGGCAGGCAGAAAACCCCGCCCATAGCCCCGCCACCGCCACCCGCTACCGCGCGCTGCTGACCGCTGCCATCCGCACCGCCTGCGCCGGCATAGGCGCCGATGCGCCCGCGCTGCCCGCCGTGCGGCACCGCAAGCGGGAAATCCTGGCGCACCTGACCGATACCGAACGCGCGGCCCTTCTGCGGTCCTACAGCCCCCACGCCGCCTGCTCGGTGCTGCTTTTGGCCTATCAGGGGATGCGCACGCGGGAAGCCCTTAGGCTGGACTGGCGCGATGTGGATTGGGCCACAGAGACCTTACGGATACCTGCCCAGCGCGCCAAGGCAGGCCGCGCGCGGGCCGTGCCAATGCACCCGCGCGTCAGGATGCTGCTTTATGGGATGTGGTGTGCCGTCGGCGAACCCCAGGCCGGCACTGTGTTCCTGAGCGCGCGGGGCGAACCCTATGCCGACACCCGCGACATAGGCGGCAATCCCCTGGCAGCCGCACACCGCACCGCCTGCCGGAAGGCTGGCGTGAAGGGCTTCAGGGTGCATGACTGGCGCCATGACTGGGCCGCGCGCATGGTGCTGGCCGGTGTGGATCTGGTGACGCTGATGGAAATCGGCGGCTGGCAGTCCCTGGCCATGGTCCAGCGCTACGCGACGATCCGGGCAGACCATCGCCGGGAAGCAATTGCCCGGCTGGCGTAGGGGGCCATTTTGCTGATGTCAGGAAAATGGTACCGAATCACTGCCGAGATTTTGCCGGGTTGAGATGGCCAAAACAGGCAAAAACCGGGCAAAACTGGCCTCAAATGGCACTTTGAATTTCGGGCCATTTTGCAAAGTCCTGTTATATTCTAAGGAGAAATTGGTAGCGGCGAGCGGACTTGAACCGCTGACCCCGGCATTATGAGTGCCGGTGGTTCTCGTAAATTGTCGCCTGATTTTATATACTTAACCGGCTACCGTATAAGCTTTGCCGAGATTATGCCGGAAACCTCACCTTCCACGCATCCAGCACCCGCGCAAACAGCGCGCGCCGATCTACCAAACCATGCAAACCACCATTCACGCGGCGCGTGATAGGCTCCACCATCACCCCGCCGCCCTGATCCGCCATCTCATTTAGCCCAGCATCGGCCCACCACCAGGTGCTACCCAGCGCGGCACCAACCGGCGTGGCCAGGCGGGCCGACGCGTCTTCAGCTTCACCCCAGCCAAGAGCATGGGCCATGCGCTCATGATTTTCGCGGCCCGTTACCTGGATCAGCCCGTGGCCACGGAATCGCCAGCCGTCATTCGGGAACACATTACCCATGCGCCCGCCATACACGCGATTCGCCAGCGCCTGGGGCTGGCGCACGAAGGGCATGGCATCAGCTTCCAGCGGGAAGCGCTTCGGCCAGGTGGCGCAGATGCGCCCTGGGGTGGAATACATCATGTCTTCCACCAGGCGCGTCAGGCCGGCGCTTTCATGCCCCACCTGCGCCAGGAAATGCGCGATGCGGAAGCGGCTGGTGATGTGATAGGCGGCCATGGCGGCGGAAAGTGCTTCAGCATAGGCGGCGGCGTCCGCGCGCGGGAAAACCTCAGCCACGAAACCACGCGAAAGCAGCGAGGCGAGCGGCTTGGGCGGCGGTGAATATTCACTGGCAGGCACCGGGTTTGCGCTGGATGGCGGGATCTGCAGGGGCGCGGGCGGCGGTGAATTTTCACTGGCGCGACGGCCAAAGGGCCACCACTTCATGGCCGCACCATGCCGCGCACGGCGCGCAGCTTGCCGCGGCAATCCGCCCCGGCTTCCACCAGGTCTATGATGAATTCGGCCAGCAGCGGATCATTCACCTGCCCGGCCAGGCGCGGTTCATCTCGGCACACCAGCAGGCTATCGGGCACGGTCACCGCCGGCGCCTTGGCGCAGCCCGTCCAGAACGGCGCGAATAGCAGGGCTATCAACGCAGGCAGTGGTTTTCGGTGCGGCATAGATCACCCTTCGGATTGGTTCGATTCGCGCGGCCTGGGCAGCGGCTTCAGCCGCCTGCGCTTCCAGCGCGGTAATGGCGCGGGCTTTTGATTCCGCCTGCGCTTCTGCGGCTTCCGCCCGGGCCGTGGCAGCGTGCCGCCCGGCGCGTTCCAGCCAGGCCCAACCGGAAAGCGCAGCCAGCACACCAGCCATGGCAACCCAGCGGCCAATGGGGGAAAGCAGAAGAGCGATCACGCCACCGCATCCCGGAACATATCGCCTTGCCGCTGCGCTTCTTCTATGCGGCGGCAGGCTACATCGAAGTAGCGCGGCTCGATCTCAATTCCGGTGAAGGGATGCTTCATTGAAATCGCCGCAAGGCCGGTCGGCCCAGAACCCATGTATGGGTCAAGGATAACGCCGCCCGGCGGAACTTTTGCCTGCTGAATGCACCAACGCATCAATTCAACTGGCCTCTGGGTAGGATGCGCGCCCCTTCGATCGGCGGGCTCAGAACTTCCAACAGCGCCACCGGCGGAAAAAAGCGGCTTCACGCGCACCACCTGGGCGCGATTGATCCAAGCCATTTCTGCATCCCCTTGATAATTGTAGCCCCGCCCACAACGCTTATCCCGCACAAGCCAACCACCGGCTGGCACGCAATTTGCGGGGGGGGTAGCAAATTGTAAAAATGATGCGCGCCCCAAAGAACTACGCGATCTGCAAAAGCAAGCCATGGCGCCGGATCAAACGCCGCGTCATCGCCAAAGATGGCTGGCCATTCATTCCAACCCCCACTTTTGTTTTGCCGAAGCGCTAAGGCCTGCCCATAAGGCGGATCACTAATCACCGCCGCTGGCCGATCCAGCCCCGGCGCAATCTCCCGGCAGTCGCCCAGGTACAGCGTCGCCAGCCCAATCTTTTCAACGCGCACCTTACTTCCGCTCCGGCAAAACGGCGGACACAAGGCCCAGCAACACCCCGCATGACAGCGCGATATGCGTCACCGCCGTATCCCCCGTGTCCAGGCCAGCCACGGAAAGGCACACCCAGATTAGGCTGCGCATGGTGCCGGGCTCAGCCAGGCGCGCGCGCAGATAGTCAATCGCTTTCATCACGATTTCCCTTTCATCCAAATTGTCAGCAAGGCGCCGATCGGCGCGGTTAAGGCGCTTCCATGCGGCTGCGATGGCGGGACATCACAAACCAGGCAACATCGGAACCCGCTTCCTGCAAGCGCTGGCGCGCCGCTTCCTTGAACGCGGCTTCAAGCGCGGCCTGCATTGCCAGAAAATCCAGCCCGCCACCGGCCTCAGCCATGGCGGTAATGGCCGCGCGCACAATGGCATCGCGGCTTTCCTGCCAGGGCTCCATCAGTGCCAGGAGAATTTCACGAAGGACGACACCACTTGAAACGCCGCGACGATGGCGGCGATCACAATCGCCCAGGCACGCACCAGGCCTTCCATCTTCACACCACGCTGCGCCAGTTCAATTCTGATATTCGAAATGCCGTCATTGATTCCCTTGTACCGTTCCTCACACACCGCTTCATGCACGGCCTGGCGGCGTTCCACATCATTCAACCTGGCGCCAAGGCTGCTTTCCGGCGGGCCCATGATCAGCGGTCCCGCACGTATAGCCGGGCGGAGCGCTCAATGGTGCGCCCGCCCGTGGTGGTGATCCGGCAGGCCAGCACGTAATCAGATCCCGCGACGCCGCCCGAAAGGAAAGTGGAAGCCTTCGAACCGATGATTTGTTGTACCCCGGCGGTAAGCCCCGCCGGCACAGTCCAAACAGCAGTTGCAATGGTGTCAGCGGGGGAAGAAAGGGCAAGCTCAGCCTCAAAATCAATTGCCCAATCTGTCACGTCAGATGGGTCTTTATCATCCTCGAAGCGCGGAATGGGCAGAGACATGTCTTCACCTTTCTTTCAGACAGCGGCGGGAATGCGAATCACTCGGCCAGCAGCCCGCACCGCCAATTCACGGGGCAGCGCTTCCAGCAGCACCAGGCGGCCAGCAGTTACCCCCACCATTTCACGCGGAAGGGCCTGCAACAGCACCAAACGGCCTGCGGTTGTTACAGCCAGCACGCGACCATCAGGCGGTAAGGTCGGGAATAATACAGAAAGGCCAACATCCTGGCCCACTAAGCTGAACGCACCCCCATCCACCAACAGGCGCCGGGCGGCCTGCAGCGCGGCATCTTGCCCAGCCAGGCCAAAGGCGCCCGCATCAGCCGCCAAGCGCCGCGCCAAGACCAGCGCCACATCGCCACCAGTCAGGGCGAAGGCCGCCGCATCCACTACCAGGCGCCGCTGGGCCGATAAGGCAACATCCTGCCCGGCCAAGGCAAAGCTGGCGACATCAGCAACCAAGCGCCGAGCCGCGCGCAAGGCCACATCCTGCCCGGCGAGAGCAAACGCGCCAGCATCAGCGGCCAAGCTATAGCCACCCGCCGGCGTATAGATCAGGCCAACATCCTGCCCGGCCAAGCTGAAGCTGGCGGAATCAGCCACCAGCCGCCGCCCAGCCCGCAGCGCCACATCCCGCCCAAAAAAGGCAAAGGCGCCAGCATCAGCCGCTAGGCTATATGCGCCAGCGGGCGCCAATTGCAGCGAAAGCGCACCATCACCCGCGCGTAGAAGAACCGTGCCAGCTACGGGCGAAGCAAGCCGCGCGCCATACAACGGCGAACCAAACAGGCGGAAACCTTGGACGGGGGCAGGCGTTCCAAGCGCCCGTTTTAGGATTAACTCACCGCCGCCAAGCCGGAGGGCCATGATTAAGCAATCGTGATGCGAGCGTAGAGATCAACGCCAGATGGCAGGCTACCAGTCGGCACGAAGCGGCGGCGGCGGCCAACCGTATCAGCGCCGATACCATTGTCCCAAGCCGACCCGTTCCAGTATTGGAAATTGCCATTGGTAGTACCGCTGCTGGCCTGGGTCAGCACCAGTGCATTGGTGTCGGCGCGGTAAATCTCAATCGTGTGAACGCCCGGCGTAGCGCCGAACAGCGTCATCTGCACCCATGCGAATGTACCGTTGCTTTGATCAAGATCAGCCGCGTTCCATTGATACTGGCTGGGCAGCGCATCATCCGTTTCATAAAGCACAGCAAGCGAAAGGATGCGCGCGGGCAGCATAATCACGCCTGCCGTGCGGAAGGTGAAGGCGAACTGAATGTTGCTTGCGGTGCTGATGCCGGAAAGATTGCCAGATTGCGGCACATCCCCCCAAGCGCCGGAATTGTCATCAATGCCGCTGGTGCGAACCTGAATGCGATAAGCATCGGGGCCGACGCCCATGGTGTGGTCGCCCAGGTTTTCCATGGCGTTCACCAGCACCCGATAAAACTTCGCGGGCGTGGCGCCAAGCGTGATCTTTGGGCAGATTATCCGGTTTGGCACATCGGCCAGATATTCAGAATCCGCCGCAAGCGGATAAACAGTAAGCGCGTTGATGGTCGAGGTTGTGGATTGGGTATAATTCCAGAAAAGCCATCCATCCTCAACCCACACGAAGGGAATATTCACGCTGATGTTGTGAACAAAAATGGGAATGTCCGTGTCCCGTAAGGCAGACGGATTTTGGGTTGCAAGGCAGCCAGCGCGGCGGTCTATCTGCTGGCCACCAGTATAGTAGTCAGTCACGTAGATTGCCCCGAAGCCCGAAGCTCCGGTAATGACCAGCTTATCGAGCGACTCAGCAATATCGAGCGACGTAAAGTTGTTCGTACCCGCGTTACTATTCGTCCCGCCCGGAGGCACCTCCGACATGCTATCAGCCACGAAAGTCGTTGAACCTGCGATGACGCTGGCTAGCGGCACCCGGAGGATGCGTGTTGAGGTAAACAGATAAAGCGACGGCACGCCATTGCCTGGGCCATGCGCCAGGGTGGCAACACGGCCATTATTGGCCTGCGAAATCGTGCCGGTCACGGTCTGCGCTCCCGTGATGACAATATCGGTGCCGGTCAGCGTGAAGGCGCCCGACGTAGGCGTCAGCGCCGCACGGATGTTATAGCGATACAAAATTAGTGAACTCGCAGCCCCTTCGATGCAATAGACATACTGCTGTGCCCATGTGTCGCGGTCGCCAAGGGCGCATCCGCCGATCACGTCATTGGTAATGGTCGCAGCATCGCGCAACCAGTAAGTGGCCTTGATCCTATCTACCGTGGTCGCAATGGGGACTGTGAAGGCAGGATTTTGAAAATCTGCGTATTGAAGCCCTTTGGTCAGGAACAACCCGCCATTGGTGACTGTGGCATTTGTGGTCGCCTGAACGATCATCAAATCCTGAATGACGTAAGGCGTGCCGGCAGTAATCGTGCCAGCGCTGGCCGCTAACGTGATCCCAGTGTCGGAACCGATGGCACTGATCTGATACCAAGTCGTGATCTGCGTCGGATCAGTGCTGCCAAAACCAATGCGCGAGCCGACAGAAAGGCGGTCAGTGTTCCAAGCCGTTCCGCTGCCGGTGACTGCGGTGCCAGAAACCCCCACCGTGCCAGCTGTGTAGTTTTCCAGAATCGCCCGGAAGCCGCGCACGGTATGAGTTGTGGCGGTTGGAAATTGAACAGTGATCGCACCCACGAAAGTATATGTATTGGTGGACGGAACCCAAGTCCAAAGCTGAACGCGCCGGGTCGCCGCCGCCGATGTCCCATCCGATCCAAAAATCCAAAACAAGTCGTTAGTGATTTTTACGGGATGCACAAACTGCGACACAATAGCGAGCGAGCTTTCACCGAAATTCGCCACGCCTAACGGCGCAGGGCCAATGAAGTTATCAAGATCACCAGCGCCCAGATTGAACTGCCCCGTGTGCTTGCCGCGATTGATAAGGCTTGCGTCATAGGCCGCGCCGATGGCCGCTTGCGAAAGGCTACCGTTGAAGATTTGTTCAAATGCGGCTTTCATGGTTGCGGCTCCCCTTCTGCTTCGCCCGCGACAACAAAAGCCAGGAACATGCAATTCGGCCCATTCGTGTCAATCTTGCGGCGGCATAAAACAAAACCCAAAGGCTGAAACGTTCCGCCTTCAACCACGATATAGTCAAGGTTCCCTTTAACTTCGTCGCCAACAGCGAAACTGTATTCAGACATTGCCCCGCGCCCCTTCCATCAAGCCAGCGTCAACACGCCATTAGTCGGGTCTGCATCCCAGGTGATGCTTTCCCCATTGGCCAAGGTCAGCGCTGATCCATAATCCCACCAACCAATCAGCGGATCGGCGGGCGATGCGGGCGTGTCATTGTAAAGAACCGCGTAGCGGAAGGGGCCGATGCTGCCGCCGCTGGCGGTTATCACCACATCACCCAGCACCAGCTTATAGGTGCCGCCTGTCTGGCCAGATGATGTGATGCTGGCCGCAATGCCGCCTGCCGTATAGCCATTGCCCGCCGCAATTTCAGTCAGATTCGCACGCACGGTATTGGTGGCGACTGGCGCGGTATTGGTCAGCAGAACCTTTAGCGTATCCGCGCCCAGATTATGCACGCCTTCCGCCAGATGCTCGACAAAGGCATGGAATTTATTGAAGGTGGCCATCACGGGTTCCTTACACAAAAAAGGCGCCAACCCTGCCGGGCGGCGCCTGGTTCAACTGATTATCGGCTGGGGTTACAGCCGTTCCTGAATCCTGAAAGCGCGGCTGCTGAGCGGCAGATTGTCGCGCGATATCGCGGCATCCTCACCAGGCGCATTGACTGCCCCCCAGATGGCGCGGCGGTTCCGTTCGGCCATGCCGTCATTCAATTCCGCGATCCAAAGCGCATCACCTGCCGCGCCAAGGGCGCGCAGCAGGGCGCGGTGCTGCGTGCGCGCTTCAGTCAAGGAAAGCGATGGCAGCGTGAAAGCAGCGAAACGCGGGTTGGCGATGGCCGGCACGGGGAATTCAGCGCCAGTGAAGGGGTTGCGGTCCCGCCTGTCCAGCATCACGCGCCCTTCGCGAATGCCATAAGCCGTGCCGCGCAAAGCGCGCCACAGGGCACCCACCGCCAGCACGCCGGCATCCATAAGGCTGGCAGCGCCATCAACCAGATCGATCCGCACATAGCGCGCGGTGATGGCGCTGGGCAGCACCACCACAACGCTACCCTGGCCTTCATCCTGCGCTTCAGCGGGAATGGTACCGGTATCGGCCAGCAGCACAGAAAAATCCGCCACATTGGCCAAGCGCACGCGGATGGTTGCGCTGGCGGAAAGCGTGGTCGAAATCAGCGCCACGCAATCCACATCACGCGCCGCCAAAAGGTCAGCATCAAGCGTAGCGGTGCCCGAGGCAAACCGCACTCGGCGCCGCGGTTGCGGGTCTTGCAGATTGCCGACCGGCATACTGGCCACCGTAGCCTGCGCGCTGGTCAACACCGCGGCAGTCGCCATGTTGCTGTAAAGGAATGCGCCTGGCATCAGCCTGCCCCCCATAGCGTGATTTCAAGGCGCCGCGCCGATAGGCTTTCCCGCCAGCCGACCACAACGCCCGCGAAGCCATTATCAAGCCCGAATGCCGGGTATGTGATGCGCCCAATGTGGCCGATTTCCACCTGCCCAAGCAGCCGATCCGTCACCACCCGCACCATGCGCGGCCCGGCTTCAAGCAGCGTGCGCCATTTCTCAGCCCGCGCCAGCGCTTCGCTTTCGTTCCAGTATGAACCCGGAAAGCTGACATCGCGCTGTTGCGCCACGCGCGACGTGATTAAGGCGCTTTCCGCTCGTGCGAAGCTGCCTTCTTGCCCCAAGCGCTGCCGATCAGCCGCCGCAACAGACCCCGCGATATTGGCCAACGGCGCATGGTTGCGCTGCCACCGCACCGCCACGGCGCGCGGCAATGGGCGGAAGTTCACCGGCAGGGCCAAAGGCTCGCACGCCAGAATGCAAGATGACGGTAGATCGAATTGCGCGGTATCAGTCGCCAAAGGATCAGCCAGGCGCAGCTTGCCGCCTCGGCTACCCGATAGCATAGCGCCGGAGCCTGACAGGACGCTTTCCACCGCAGATAGTGTGCTGGTTCCAGTAGCGCCTTGGTAAAAACCAACCACGCCCGGCAGGTCAATTTCAGCAAAGCCCCATGCGTCTTCGTCAAATTCAGCAGTGACAAAGGCGCCGCCAAGGCTTTCCAGCATCCGGCGCAAAATGCCGCCCGTGCTGTTCGGGTAATTCGACACCGCATCCCCGCGCGCATCGGCGGTTACGTCGCCATCCGGGGCACCGCCAAGCTGGAATAGGCCGATCGCCGGGAAGTCTCGCGCCTGCCCCACGGTAGGGGTGCCGCTAATGACGATAGCCTGCGCCACGCCGCGAATGCGGATAGCGTCATGGCCGGCCATTGCACGCCAATGGCTTTGATATGTCGGCAGGCTGCTCGCGCCCAGATCCACATTGCCAAGAAATACGGGCGAGATATTGAATACCTGCCCAAGCGTGACGGGCTTGGGGCGGCCCTTCAATTCTGCGCCGCCTTCCTGCCCGCCCGTGCCTTGATAAAGCGTCGGCTGCAATGGCGTCGCCATGCGTTCCGTCAAATCGTTCAGGGCGATGCGCGACGTAAAATCGCCGGTGCGATCTATGCTGCGAAGAACCCCGATGAACGGCACCGCCGCGCTGGCGAGGGTGGCGCCGAAATCACTGGCGCGCTGGTTCACAACCGGCAGGGATAGCACCCGCACCGCGCGCCCATCCGCCCCGCCATACCGCGCCAGATCAGCACTGAAGCCATCAGCATCGGCCAAAGCAATCTCAGACACGGTAAGCGCCACGCGCCCGCCCACGCCCACCGCATCGGCGGCAGATTGGCCTATTTCAATCTCGCCCAAGATGCGCGGTTCATAGAATGTCAGCGCCGGGCTATCTGCAACGCCCGAGACAAACCCGGCAGAGGCAAGCCGCAGCGTGGCGATGTTCTGCGGCGAGACAAACGCATCCGGCAGGAAGGCCGGGGCGATAAATGCCGGGGCGTCGAAGGCCATCATGCTTCAGGCGCCTTTGCCGCGATTTCCAATAACAGCACGGTCGCGCCCGGTTGCGCGCCGAGCGTCAAGGCGGGCCGCGTTGCCAGCACCGCATTGGACATGGACGCCGCCAGCATGGCCGGCGCATCCATCCCTGGCGCGTCATCAGCCAGCATTGCCGGCGCCCTTTAGTCGCGCGGAAACGCCAAGCCACAAGCCAACGCCAGCGGCCAAAGCAGCCGCGACGAACAGCCGCTCATGCCCGCCCGCGATGGCAACCACCAAGGCCGCGCCAGTTGTCACGAAAGGCGCATCCTGCACGCAGTCGCGCGCATTGGCCCAGGTGCGGGCTTGCAGGAAGTCAGGCAGTTCTTTTGCCAGCGCATAGCCAAGCGCCGCCAGCGCGAAGGCCCAACCCGGCGTCAGCACAAACAGCAGGCCACCCGCCAACACCGCGCCGATCAGGCCATGCGCCATTTGCCCGGCTGCCCAGGCGAACCAACTGTCACGCTGCGCCGATGGCGTATTGAGTTCGGCCAGGATCAGGCGCAGATTCGCAATCAAGGGATCGTCCTCGCGGTTGCCATTATGGCGTCAATTTCAGCTTGACCAAGCGGCGGATTATGCGCGGCAGCGAAGGCCATCAGAAGCGGTTCATTGCCATGCACCTCCCGAAGGTTTGGCCATGTTGCGCGCGCCACAATACGTTCCGCATCCGTCATACCAGCCAGCACAGGCAGCACAACGGCGGGCAGATCGGGCGAGACCATTTCTGCCTCAGTAATCACGCCAGCCAGGGCCAGCGCTGCCTTGAATTGCCGCCCGGAAACAGGCGGAAGCTTCTGCCGGTCTATTTCCGCCATCTTGATAGGATCAATGCTAATCATCAAACAGCCCCCTGCGCCATCTGCTCTAATCGCCAGGCTGCATCGCCTATGCCGTAGCCGTCTGGGTCAGAGAAATCCAAAGTCCAAGCATCGCGATATGTGCGATCCGATGGGATGTCTGATGCCTGCAAAATGCGAAAGGGAACCCCAGATGGCACATCCTTTCTTGCAATCTCATGCAATGCGATGCCGGAATTTTGCACAGGCAAAATGATGGAGATGCCACCTGCCGGGTTTGGAAAAACAATGCGTTGCATTGCACAACTCCTTCTTTAGCGGAAAATTCCACAAAAGATTGACGTCTGATCCTGCACAGACCCGCCTTGGTTTGCCACCATAATCCTGACCGCGCTGGCAGTCTGTGCGGTCAACTCAGAAACAAACGCTTGGGCGCCATTATTTCCAGAAAGCCGCGTAGGCGTCACGAAAACTGCGTAATCCGCATCCGGCATTGCAGTGGTAAAGTTCACCGTATAGTCGCCCACACCATTATCGGTGATGCTGCTGACATTTCCGCTGGCGCGAATTGCCACCGTGCCACTACCGTTGAAATTCACCCATGCTCGGCACTTGAATTCGGGCAAAAGCGTGCTGCCACCAGGGATAACAGAAAGCTGTGAACCATCTGCGGCGATTTCATGCCGCGCCACCCCACTTGTCGCAAGCTGAAGGCGATTTGCGCCCGGCGAAAGCGCCCCGGTGTCAGGATCACCCGAGAAAGAAACTGAAGGCGTAGCCGCACTACCAAGCGGCACGACGATGTTACCCGCCGCCCGCGTATAGCTTTCCAGCACCCAATTCCCAGACCCCAGCGACCGCGCCACCGCCGTATCGCCTGCCGCCGTGGTGATGTTTGCCGCCCCCGGCAAGATCAAGCTGGTGGCATTATGTGTCAGCGTCAGCGCCGCCGCGAAGGCCAGGAAGCGCCGCGTGCCCGCCGCCACCGTGCCAAAGCTGGTGATTGTGGTTGTGCCCGTCACGCGCACATTCGGCGAAGCCGATGCGCCAATATCCGTGGTGGCGGCGCTGGCAATATCCACCGGCGCACCGCTGGCGCTGTCAGCGATAACCGCGCTACTGGCAGGCTGACCGGCGATGATACACTCCCAAGCCGTTCCGCCGTCGAAAATAAAAGCCGCCTGGCCCGCCTGCAATACCAGCGTGGAAGCGCCGTTGATCGTCTCTGCGCCGCTCGGGTCAATCGTCAGCGCCGCCGTGCCCGCATTGCGGACCATCCAGCCCGATCCGGTCGGCGCGGTCGCCACGGCGGGCAGATTAAGCGTGGCAGCGCTGGCGCCCGTGAACACCACCGCATTGCCAAGATCAGCAAGCGTCAGCGTTGCCGTGCCGGAGATGGCCACCACCTCACGCGCCGCAGGATCAAACACGGCAAAGACATCCTTGGTGCCTGCCGGCAGCGTCACCAAGGCGCCAGCATTGGAAGACGCCAGCACCGTGGCGCGCGTCAGGTTTCCGGGCGTGCCGCCATCGAAATCGCCAAGGCCAATTTCAAACCCGGCGGACCATGCAATAGCATACATGACGCGCCGCGCCGAAGCGCCATAGGCTGCGCTGAAATTGCGCGCGTTCGTTTCTGCCGCCGCAAGCACAATAGTCCCGGTGCCGGTTGTGTTTGTGCTTTGCTTGGCGCGATAAGCCGGAATTGGCATATTGCTTTCCTTTATGTGCTGGCGCGGGCCAGGATGGCTTCATTCTGCGCGGTCAGGCGCTTCAATTCAGTGAGAAGGCTTTTCAGCACTTCAGTTTGCGCCGTGCCGGTGCCGATGACGGCCAATTCCAGCCGATCCGCGCCCGCAACCTGAGCCTCAAGCAGCGCGCCAAGGTTGGCCGGATCACTGCCAGGCGCAGCGGTGCGAAGTGTGCGGGAAACGTCCGCAACCAATTCGGCGAAGCTGCCAGACACGCCCAGAAAGTCTTTGGCAATCGGCAAGGCAATCTGCGCCACGCGCGCAAATTCGGCCAATTCTTCCGGCGTGGCGCCATCCATCAAGGGGCGCTGCGCCGCTGACAAGCTGGACAGCGCCGCGCCATAGCGCGCTTCAGGCGTTAGCCCGCCCAGGTCGCCAAGCGTAAGCTGTTCCAGCAGCCCTTGCGAAATGCCGCGCATCTGGTCGTCAAATTTCCGCATGACGGCAAGGCGTTCATCTGCGACAAGCTGCTCGATTTCCACCATGCGCCGCGCGAAATCCTGCCCGGCTTCGTCAAAGCCAAGATTGCGAAGCTGATCCCGAAAAACTCGGTTTTCTTGTTCGGCTGCTAAATCGAATTGGGTTAGCGCAACGCCGCGCGTGTCACCCGCAAGCGCCGCGCGCCGCGCGCCAAGGGTGCGGTCAATGATGTCCAAGTCCCGCGCGCGGTCGGCTTCAAGTTTTGCAGCACGCTCCGCGCGCTGCGCTGTCAGTCCGGCTTCAGATAGGCCAAGATCGCGCGCCTTGGTAATGGCTTCGTCATACGTCTTGGTCAGCGCTTCCATGGCGTCTGTGAAATTGCTTGTTTTTTCCACCGCCTTGCCAAGCGGTTCAAAAATCTGCGTGATAAAATCCGCCGCTTGCAGCGCTTGTTCCAGATTGCCGCCGCGCCCGGCAAGCGTGCCGAAAGCCGTCATCTGGTTTGCGTTACTGCTGCGAAGCTGGCCGACAAGGCTGGTCATGGACAATTCGCGCGGCGAGCCGGAAGCCTGGCCAAAGCCAATCGCCGCTTGCCCAGCGCCGGCAAAGGTCAGGCCGCGTGCGCTGGTTTGCGCGTTGATAGCGTCAAGCTGCTGTTGGACTGCTGCCCGCGCTGCGCCTTCGTCAAACCGCTTGCCACGCGCGCCGGTAATGGTCAGCATCCCGGCTTCATCAGTGCCAAGGAAGACATCACCGCCGGATCGTGCGGCCATGCCTTTTTTGGTTGGGCCAAATAGGCCGCCGATAGTGCCGCCGATTGCGCCGCCGACAACAGGCCCGAGCGGACCCAAAACAGGGATAAGCGCAAAGCCTGCCGCCGTGCCAATCGCCGCGCCGATAGCGCTACCTGCTGTTGGGTCAGCCGTGCCGCGCAAACTACCTGAAATGCTGCCGCCAGCCATACCCAGGCCGAAACCTGCTGCGCCAGCGCCAAGAGCGCTGCCGACACTCATTCCCGGAAGTCCCACGGCTGCTGGTGTGGCTGGACCCATCATGCCGTTTGGCATGGCTGCGAGCGCGCTGTTTGTGGCACTCGCTTGCGCTGCGGACCCAAAGATCGGCTGCGCCAAAAAACTACTGACGCCAGCGCCAACACCGCCCAGGCCAAGCATTTCCATGAACCCACCACCGCCGCCGCCGGAAATGGATTGCCCGGCTTGCATCACTTGGCCGGGGCTGATCCCGGCGCCGGCCGCACCACCCTGCACACCACCAGGTTGAAATGCGCCGGAAAGCGTTGGCCGACTGGTGCCAAAGACAGCATTGGTGATGGGGGTTACTATGGCAAGCTTCGCCAAATCCGCAGCGATGCTGGCAATCACGGCCTTGGTCAGGCTTTGGAAATCCAGCGCGGCCTTGCCGCCCATGACGAAGGCGTTCACCAGGCCGGTGCCGATCCGGTCCATAGCGTTTTCGCCGATCTGCGCCAGGGCATCGCGGGACCGGCGGGCGAATTGTTCCGCCTGCCGCGCGGCCTGTTCCTGCGCTTCACGCGCGGCGCGCGCCGCGGGGTCCAGCGCGGCCAGGGCGCGGTTATATTGTTCCTGGGTGATGCGCGCGGCGCCCAAAGCGGCATCGAGGGCGAGCACCTGCTGCGCGTAGCGTTCTTGTTCCGTGGCGGCATTGCCGGCCAGCGAAATGCCGGATTGCACCAGGCGCTGATATTCGCGTTCAGCTTCGGTTAGCTCAGCGCGCGCAGAACGGGCTTCGCGCGTGGCGCGGGTGGCTTCGGGCTGGTTCAGAACGGAACCGACATTTTCCTGAGACGCCACATATTGGCCAGCGATTTGCTGACGCTCACGCTCCAACCGCGCTATCACTTCTTCCCGGCGCGCCATTTCTGCGCGCAGGCGCTGAATTTCCGGGCTGGATTCTGCCCTTTCCCTGGTTCTGGCGATTTCGCGCTGGAGTATTTCTTCGCTATCAGGCGACAATGCCGCACCACCAAGGCCACGCCGCGCGGCGCTAATGCGCCCTTCCGTCAAACCAATACGGCGATCAATTTCACCTTGGATACTAGTGATTTCACCGCGCAGCGTTTCTTGCGAAAGCGCCACCTGCGCTTGCCGCGCAAAAATGGCCTCACCAGCCAAGCGCGCAGTCTTTTGGGCCGCCGTTTCAGTAAGGAGATTGTATTCCTTCAATAGTTCATTAGCACGATCCAGCGCAGTAGAATTTTCCCTATAACGCCCAGTCAAGGAATCCATCGCGCTTGTGAAGCTGGCGGTGATGCGCCCCCAGTTTTCGTAAATGGCATAAGCGGCAGTAGCCGCAGCCACCACCAAGCCAATCGTACCAGCCAAACCCGCACCACCACGCAGCGCCCCGGCAAGCTGCACGGTTGAATTAGCAAGGCTTTCAAACTGGCGCTGCGCAGTAGCCAGATCACCATTGATCTGCCCCAACCCCGCGCGCAACGCATCGCCCGCCTGGCCGACCGCAGCCACACTCCGACTGGCAGCCTGCCCACCCGTTTCCAGGCGCCGCATGGCGGTATCACCCGCCTGGCCAAGCTGTTCCAGTTGCGCGCGCGCTTCCTGCGCACCTTCAAAGGAAAGCCGGATGGAAAGGCGCTGATCTGCGGAACCGCTCATGCCAATCTTCCTGCTATTGCTGCATTCACTTCACGTTTCACCGCCTGCTTCGCGGCTGCCGCCGGGCCAGCAATGTCCAACAATTTCCGCCCCACCACCTGGCGGCGCAGCGCGAAAAGCGGCAGCGGCTTTTTCTGATCCGGCGCGACAAACACTGCCGTCAGGCCTTCGCCCTTTTTCGCCTTCATAATCACGATGCGGCGGCCTTCGATCGGCGCATTGCGCCCCTTGGGCTTCGCCTTGGCTACGCGCGGGCCGCGCTTGCCATGCGTGGCGGAAACCACCACCGCGCGCAGCTTTTTGGCCGCCGCGTCAATTTCCGAAACCTTGCGCAGCGCGCCCGCCGGCACCGTGCCGCCCTTACGGCTTTTCCGCGAATAGCCAAGGCCAAGATGAATGGCGGCCTTCAGGGCAATCACCACATATTGCTTGCGCCCGGCGCGCATGATGCGGTTTTCATCAAAGGCGCGGTGCAGGATGGTGCTTTTGGAATACACTACCGCCGCCGGGTCCAGATTCAGCTTCGATCGGCGCTTGGGGAATTTGTCCAAGCGCCAGGCCTTTTCCAGCCCTTCCCCAAGATTGGCGCGGCGCACTTGGGCGCGCAGCTCCGCCTGCAGCACTTCACCCGTGCGGTGAATGCCATCGCGCAAACCAGACGCGAGAATTTCCTGGCGCTGCTTGATTTCATCGGAAATAAGCTTGTCCACCTTGGCCAGGATTCTCATTCACCACCCCTTCGCCGTTTCTTCGCCGCTTCCAGTTCCGCTTCAATGCCGCCCAAGCTGCGGAAGGCATCGAAAACCCAGGCAGCCTGGTCCGCCACGCCGCCCGCATCCGGCCAGGCGGTATACCCACCCATGCCGGCACGGCAGGCGAACCAAAGCTGCACAAATTCAATGAATGCCCGCGGCGTGGTGATGCGCGGGTTTTCTGCCACTTCTTCATCGCCGATCAGAAACGCGCCCCCATCGGAAGCGTATCGGCCTTCGCCAGCGCCAATGCCGTGAAGTGCGGCAAGGGCGCCCCTTAGTTTTTTTCCTGCGCCTTGGTTACCTGCATCAGGTCAATCGCGGCACCGGCGATGATGGACAGGTCTTCTTCGCCGCATTCTTCCAGCAATTCATCCGGCACCAGGCCGCGCACGCGCTGGAAGGGGGGCAGCAGATCAGATTGCCAGCCGCGCAGCGCGTGCCGCGCGGTCACCAGCGGCATCAGCGAAAACCAACGCACCTGGTCCGCCAACATGGCGGCATAGGCGGGCACCGCGCGCGCGGCGGATTCCATGACGCGCAGCGCATCTTCATCGGCCTTGGCCATGGGTTCCGCGCCATCAACCTGCGCCGCTTCAGCGCGGGCAATCACCGCCAGCAAATCAGCCAGGTTATCCGGCGCCAATTCCTTCATGGCGCTGGCCAGGCCTTCCAGCAATTCAGACCGCATGGGCAAGCGGCAGCCTTCGCGCGCCATATCCGCGCGGTAGGCCGCGCGTTCGCGGATGGTAAGCGGTGCCACTTCATAAATGCCGCGCTTGCCATCCACCTTGCGGATGGATCGGCGGGACAAAACAGGTTCTTCGGTTTTCATGGTGATCCCTTGTCGGAGGGGTTTGGGGTGGCGCAGGGGCCGACACCCCTGCGCCGATGCAACGCGCGCCGCGCCGGCAGAAAACGCAGCGCGCGCGGCCTTGTTCCGCTGTCGGACGGAACCGGATTAGAAGGCGGTCAGGAACACCGTGGCATCAGGACCTTCAGCCTCAAAGCTGATGGTATCCACAACCAAGCCACCCCGCTGACCAGGGTTCATGGCGGTGGCACGGACGGAAGGCAGCACAATAGCGAAGCGGTTTCCGGGGGTGCTGCCAAGGATGGCACCAAGGCTCATGTTAATGCCGTTGCGGAAATTGTTGAAGCGCGGGATGGAAACCGTAGTATCCATTAACGGATCAATGCTGCCAACCACATTGCGCGAAACCGGAACGGCCGGATCATAACCTTCTGCAGCTTCCGGATTTTCAGGGAGTACCGTGTTGACCCCCGCCTGCACTGAAAAACGCCCCACACGCGCAACGGCACCAGCTAAGCGGCAAGCACCAGCCACAAAACGCGGGGCGGTCGGGCGGGCTACGGTGTTCCAGCCGACAGGCATCGAAACATTCTCCACCGTTGGCACAAAACTCCCCATAAAGTCAAAGGAAAGGAAGCCAATCCCGCCTGTGGTCAACTCAAGGGACCAGGTGCCCAAGCAGCCCGTAAAGCGCCAGCGCATACCATCCTGATAAGCATAGATAGTGCAGGTCTTGAACACCGCTTCATCGCTGGTTGGGCTATAGCGCTGGTTGATCGGGATTTGCGCGGTTTGCGTAGTGGTGAAGGTGGTGCTGACAGTATGGATCAGCGAAGCCACGCGGCCTGTGGTGTAATCCGCAATGGCACTCAGCGCCGGCTGATCGCCCGTAATGGCGCCCAGCGCCAGCGGCATCCCGCGATATTGCTGCGCCGTGCTGCCGAAGGTGGCGCCGAGCGTCACGGCCGAAGCGCCGCCAGCCGTCAGCGCAAGCGGGCTGGCGGGCACGGCGGCGGCGGTCAGTGTTTCCTGCATGGTGGCGCATTGCATCAGCCGAGCCCATTCCGGCGCGGTGCCAACCGTGCCGGAACCACGCAGCGGAACCGTCAAACGCAAGCGTGCGCGCATACCGCCGACAATGGACGCAGCAGGGTCCAAACTGCCTGTCATTACAGGGTTTGGCACTGCGGTTTGATCAAATTGAATTTCTCCATTTGTCTCAAGGTAGTCCGCATTTGCCGGCGTCCCGGCAATTGCGTCAGTACCAGGGGTGGATTCAATCTTGACGGCGATCGCCGCAAAACGCTGACGCACCAGATTCGTGCTCATGTTTGATCCTTTCTAGGGAGCGTAAGGGCTGGCCGCCGGCGTCATTGCCAAGGCCTCAAAGCTTGCGTTGAATTCACCCGCCGGAGCGGCTGATTCTTCAATGCTGTAAAGTTCAAACTCCGCGCCGGTGATGTTCGGCTGGATGGTGGCGGGGCCCAAATCATAATCCTGCAGCGCGGCCACCAGGCGCGCATGCAGCGCGGAAAGCGCCTGTTCCGCCGCCAGATCAGTCGCGGCGGTAATGTAGCCAGCCACGGTAAAGCCAATGCGCCATTGGGTTTCACCGAAGGACATATCCTCATCGGCATCCATGCCGGTGCCGGTGATGATCACCGCTGGGCATTGGCGCGGATCAAGCGGCGCGCGATGGGCGCGCAGCACCGTCACGCCGGAAAGCTCTGCCTTCAGCCGCGCGGCTACGGCGGCCAGCACGGCTTCACGAATGGGGGTGGGCATCAGGCTTCTTCCGCCAGCATCAGGCGCCAGGTCAAGCGCAGATCATCACGTTCCGCTGATTCCACGCGGAAGGTCTCATCACCCATCACCAGCAGATCGCCGGGCGAAGGCTGCGTGGGCACATCGGCCACCAGCACATCCACCACGCAGGCGGGCTGCAGGCTACCCATGCCACCGGCCGGGCCAAAGGCTGGCGCGATGGGGGCGGAACGGATTACGCGCAGCGCCTGGCCGGGCCCGGCGCCGCCGGCGTAATAGGTCGCCGCTTCGGACAGGTTTTGATCCGCATGCAACACGGCGGCTGCGGCGGAAAATGCGTTTGACATGGAGAAGCCCGGGGCGGGCTATGCCGCCCCGGTTCAGCCTTAGGCAGCCGTAGCGTTCGGGCGGCCCAAGCGCACCAGGATTTCCGTGGCACCAGAAGCATAGTTGCCCGGCCCAACCGCCCAGCCAATGCAGTTATTGCTGGTCGTTGTGGTGGTCACGTTGCCGTTGGTATTGTCCCAGAACACCCGCACACCTTCATTGATGGCGCCGCTTGCCTTGGGCAAACGGAACACGCCTTCGGTCATGATGGCGACAGGCGCGCCAGACGCGGCGGAATGCACTGCCACGCCAAACATCAAGCCGACCAACACGCCAGCGCCGGAAGCCACCGTAGCCGGCGCCGTAACGGTGATCACATCAGAATCACCCACCTTGTTCGTAGCCATGGGATAAACCCCTTTCGATCGAATGAATGGAAGGAAAAGCGGGCGGCATTTCAGCCACCCGCATCAAATCAGCCCAGGTTCGCGGCCATGGCGCGCGGCTGCACCGCCGCCGCGCCGAAATCAAACACCACGCGGAAGGTCATGCCGCTGTAGCGGATGTCTTCAGCGCTGGTGATGGTGGGCGCGCGCTGGCCTTGGAGATAGGCGATTTCCACGCCGCGAATATCGCCGCGGCACAGGTAGTAGGGATCATTCCCGGTATCCAGGAAGGGCTCCATGACCAGTGAAGTGCTGGTGCGGTAAGCATCGGGCAGAACCGCGCCAGTCGCGGTCGGCACAATGCGGTTGCCCAGCAGCTCCAGCGCCGTGTCTTCTTCATCCGGGCCGACCAGCAGCACCATGGAAGAAGGCGGCGGCAGCGGCGCTGCGCTTTCACCGGCGCGGGCGGGGCTGGTTTGCTTGGTCAGCAGCGCGCGTAGCTCAGAGAAAGTGCCGGCGGCCAAGGCGCCAGCGGTGCCCAGGTTATTACGGCCAGCCGCGAACAGCGCCGTAGCGCCACCCGCTGGCCAGTTGGCATTGGCGGTCAGGATGCCGAACACCACGCGG